TTACGGGGTAATGCCAACCGCTGCCGCCACTTTGTCGCCACTTGGCAGCGTTGCCAGAGGATTGAAACGGAGCGCCGTTTCCAGATGATCCGGTGCCAGATGTGCGTAACGCATAGTCATTTTTATATCGTGGTGTCCGAGAATTTTTTGTAAGGCCAGAATGTTTCCACCCGACATCATGAAGTGCGCCGCAAACGTATGGCGCAGAACGTGTGTGAGTTGACCGCGAGGGAGCACGATAGACGTTTTTTCCATCACGGATAAAAATTGAAAATAGCAGTCTGTGAAGAAATTGAACCCATCAAGCGCCATGATCTCTTCGTAAAGCTCTTTACTGATAGGGATGCTTCTGTTTTTCTTCCCCTTCGTTCTTACAAAGGTAATTCGGTATTTGGTCACCTGTGAACGAGTAAGATTTACGGCTTCTCGCCAGCGTGCGCCTGTGCTTAAGCATATCTTAACTACCAGTGCCAGAATTGGGTCCTGACGTTTGCAATCAGCCAGTAATTCAACAATCTGCTCATGGGTAAGCCATGCCATCTCTTTTTCTGCGATGGTGAATTTTCGCATGTTCTCCAGTGGGTTCGGATACGACCATTCGCCCAGGCGGGATAGTTCGCTAAAAACACTACTTAGATAGCTTTGCTCCAGGTTAATGGTGACCGGGCTTGCTCCTTTCTTCCATTTCTCGCTGAAGTAGATCTCACCTGTCAGGCGTTTATCTCGATAGTGGGCAAACATTTTAGAGGTTAGATCAGTTGCAAGGGGATTGCCCAGAGCGTCAACCATCAGCAGCAATTTGTCATAGACATGCTGCCCAGCAGTCAGTGATTTACCATGTAGTTTGAACCATAGCTCAACCACGTCTTTCAGTGTTCGACGATCCACTGATTCACCTAGCCAGGGCTTTGCTTCGGTTTCTTCCATCGTGTGACGCTCAAAAGCCAGTGCTTCGCCTTTGGTGGCGAATTGTTTACGCACACGACGCCCACTACGTCCGGCGGGGTAACATTCGCAAAGCCATTTTCCTGTGGTGAGTTTTCGTACAGCCATAAAAAATGCCCTCCAATAGAGAGCATTTTTACTGTATGTATAACCAGTGTCAATGTATGAAATCCTGCGACCATACATCTCACTGAAGCCATAATGAAGTAGGCTATTCTTTTTGCTATGTGATCATGTAACTTTTGCGGTTAACCTGTGGCTCATTTTTATTTTAGGCGCAGATATAAAAGCAAAAGTTATCGTGAGTTTTTAGTACAGATTTTTTTGGATTTACTAATAGTTCCATCATTGCAAACGAATTTGCCATCAGAGGTACAGTGAGAAACACCTCCCTTTTTCCCTGAGCAGGGATAATTTCTAGCATAGGTAGCTAGTGGGTTTAATAACAAAGAACATGACAAAACCACAAAAAATACCTTACCAAGCATAATTTTCTCCCGGTACTATTTAACATACTTGACTGTTAAACTTATAATTTTACCAATTATTTCAATGTCTTCTATCTTACATTCAAAGGCTCTGTTTCCACCCTCGACGAAGATTCTTCCACCGGGTAAACGAGTAATGTCACGGATCGTTATTTCGCCATCAATACTTATTACCCATTTACCATCACGTATATCATCAAATTCCTTATCACAAATAAATTCAGAATTATTATCTGTGATTACAAAAAGATTCTTGAATGCCGACGGTAGAAATTCTCTATCGAAAATATAAAAACCGTCTTCACACAAGGCCCCATCAGATAATACATATTTAGCAACTTCCATAGTATTTGTATTACCTGAAGTTTGCTTTGAACCATGCCCGGTTGTGAGCCAATTAAGCGAGGTGCCTGTTTCAAGGGCGCACTGGATTACCCATTCTGCTGGGAATGAGTCACGCATGTAGCGTGTGGCGAGTGTACTTTTAGAGATTCCTAAATGATCGCACAACGCCTGTCGAGTCTTGAATCCATAAGCTTCTACCATGCGCTCTATGGCGCCTCGTCCGCCTTTCTCCAAATTCATGGTCACTCCAAGTGAACTTTTATCTTGACGATTTCACCGTGCGATCGTATGTTTATGGTGTTCACAAAATACAAACGATCCGTATTCGTCCTGATTAATCATCATTAAACGAGGAATGTTGCATCATGAGACCTAACATTTCAATCACTCTTACCACGCCTCATGTGACTATTGAACGCTATAGCGAGCTGACAGGGCTATCCATCGATACCATCAATGACATGTTGGCTGATGGACGCCTTATCCGTCACCGTCTGCGCAAAGATAAAAAACGCGAAAAAGTGATGATCAACATAGCAGCAATGACCGTTGATGCGCTTTCAGAATGCAATCTAAACCTTAATTAGTTCGATTCTGAAATACATCAGAGGCATTGACCATGTTTGATTACCAAGTTTCCAAACATCCACATTTTGATGAAGCCTGTCGTGCATTTGCACTGCGCCACAATCTGGTGCAACTGGCAGAACGTGCAGGCATGAATGTGCAGATTCTGCGGAACAAGCTGAACCCAGCTCAGCCTCATTTATTAACCGCACCAGAAATCTGGCTGCTTACCGATCTGACTGAAGATTCAACGCTGGTAGATGGTTTTCTGGCACAGATTCATTGTCTGCCATGTGTACCGATTAATGAGGTGGCAAAAGAGAAACTGCCACATTACGTCATGAGTGCAACCGCAGAGATCGGGCGTGTTGCTGCAGGTGCGGTGTCTGGCGATGTAAAAACCTGTGCCGGTCGTCGTGATGCTATCAGCAGCATTAACTCTGTAACACGACTGATGGCGCTGGCGGCTGTTTCATTGCAGGCCCGTTTACAGGCTAATCCTGCGATGGCGAGTGCAGTTGATACCGTGACTGGCCTCGGTGCTTCATTTGGTTTGCTGTGAGGTGCTTATGCTGACGAAAGAACCATCATTTGCATCGCTGCTGGTTAAACAAAGCCCGGCAATGCATTACGGTCACGGCTGGATCATGGGGGAGGATGGTAAACGCTGGCATCCGTGCCGTTCACAAGATGAATTGCTGGCAGAACTATCTACGAAAAAACGGGGGAACAAATGGCTATTGAAGGCACTGCGGCGACTGTTCCATTAAGCCCCGGTGAACGCCTGAATGGACTTAATCACATTGCGGAGTTAAGGGCGAAAGTTTTTGGCCTGAATATTGAGTCAGAGCTTGAGCGGTTTATTAAAGATATGCGTGATTCACGGGATATTAATAGCGAACAAAATAAACGGGCACTGGCTGCCATATTCTTTATGGCAAAAATTCCAGCTGAACGTCATAGCATCAGCATTAATGAGCTGACCACTGACGAAAAGCGGGAGTTGATTAAAGCAATGAATCATTTTCGTGCAGTGGTGAGCTTATTTCCCAGACGGCTAACCATGCCGAATTAACCAACTAATGAAATTAATGGCGTAAACCCGCCGGGCATCCCTTTATCTAAATTCAGGAGAATTGATTATGCGTAATATTGAAACCCTCTCGACCAAAACCGGACCGGATGACGCAGGGCTTAATATTTTACTGACAGAGGCTCGTCTGGAAGAACGCCGGGCAAGGGCTGAAGCAATGGCAGCTCGCCTTGATAGCCTGGCGTGTCATATCACATCCCGCCAGCTAACCCACGTCGAAGCGGCAGAACTGCTTCGTGTGACTGCTGAAGCAATCCAGAACGAAGCGCAGGAGATCCACTAATGGCTGATGCAATGGATCTCGTACAGCAGCGCGTTGAAGAAGAACGCCAACGCCATATCCGTGCTGCCCGTGCCAAAACGCCGGGCGTGTCCCGCGTGCTTTGCATTGAGTGTGAAGCGCCAATTCCGCCAGCACGCCGCCGTGCCATTCCGGGTGTGCAGCTTTGCATTACCTGTCAGGAAATCGCAGAGCTGAAAGGCAAACATTACAACGGAGGTGCTGTATGAGCACCATCCTGAAATGGGCGGGAAATAAAACTGCCATAATGTCCGAACTAAAAAAACATCTTCCTGCTGGCCCGCGACTGGTTGAACCTTTCGCGGGTTCCTGTGCTGTGATGATGGAGACGGATTATCCCAGCTATCTGGTTGCGGATATTAATCCTGATTTAATCAACCTTTATAAAAAGGTTGCCGCTGATTGTGAATCGTTTATATCTCGCGCCAGAGTTTTATTTGAGATCGCAAACAGGGAGGTGGCTTATTACAACATAAGGCAGGAGTTTAATTACTCAACTGAAATTACTGATTTCATGAAAGCGGTATATTTCCTGTATCTCAATCGTCACGGTTACCGTGGTTTATGTCGCTATAACAAGAGCGGGCATTTCAACATTCCCTACGGTAATTATAAAAATCCGTATTTCCCTGAAAAAGAAATTCGCGCATTTGCAGAAAAGGCCCAGCGAGCAACGTTTATCTGCGCCAGCTTTGATGAAACGCTGGCGATGTTGAAGGCGGGGGATGTGGTGTATTGCGATCCGCCGTATGACGGTACGTTTTCCGGCTATCACACTGACGGCTTCACTGAAGATGACCAGTATCACCTGGCATCTGTTCTTGAACATCGGTCATCAGAAGGACATCCGGTCATTGTTTCTAACAGTGACACATCCCTGATCCGTTCGCTGTATCGCAATTTTACTCACCACTACATCAAGGCAAAACGCAGCATCGGTGTGGCAGCTGGCGAGGGTAAATCAGCAACAGAAATCATTGCTGTTTCCGGGCCGCGCTGCTGGGTGGGATTTGATTATTCGCGTGGCGTGGATAGTTCTGCCGTGTACGGAGTACGTGCATGAGTCATGCCGATATGAACAACTGCTGCGGCTTTAACGAAGCTGCCGCATCGTTCTCATGGAACAGCTCGAAAAAGGCCATTAACCCTTATCTGGACCCGGTGGAAGTTGCGCCGGTTTCTACGCTTTCAAACCTGATCACTCTGTACGCTGCCGATAACGAGCAGGAACAGCTGCGCCGTGAGGCGCTGAGTGATCAGGTCTGGGAGCGTTATTTCTTTAATGAATCCCGTGATCCTGTCCAGCGCGAAATGGAACAGGATAAGCTCATTAGTCGGGCAAAGCTGGCGCATGAGCAGCAGCGTTTTAATCCGGATATGGTCATTCTGGCGGACGTCAACGCCCAGCCTTCCCATATCAGCAAGCCGCTGATGCAACGTATTGAATACTTCAGCAGCCTGGGCAGGCCAAAGGCTTATTCCCGCTATTTACGTGAGACGATTAAGCCATGTCTGGAACGACTGGAGCATGTACGCGACAGTCAGCTATCTGCATCTTTTCGCTTTATGGCAAGCCATGAAGGGCTGGACGGCCTGCTGATCCTGCCTGAAATGAGTCAGGATCAGGTGAAACGCCTGTCCACCCTGGTAGCTGCGCATATGAGTATGTGCCTTGATGCCGCTTGTGGCGATTTGTATGCCACCGATGACGTTAAGCCAGAAGAAATCCGCAATACATGGGAAAGGGTGGCAGCGGAAACCCTGCGTCTGGATGTCATCCCGCCTGCGTTTGAGCAACTCCGTCGGAAAAGAAACCGCCGTAAACCCGTGCCCTATGAACTCATTCCGGGTTCGCTGGCGCGTATGTTGTGCGCCGACTGGTGGTATCGGAAATTATGGAAGATGCGTTGCGAATGGCGGGAAGAGCAGTTGCGTGCTGTCTGCCTTGTCAGCAAAAAAGCATCTCCCTATGTCAGCTATGAAGCCGTGTTGCATAAACGTGAGCAGCGCCGTAAGTCGCTGGAGTTTTTCCGTTCTCATGAACTGGTGAACGAAGACGGCGACACGCTGGACATGGAGGATGTGGTAAACGCCAGCAGCAGCAACCCTGCGCATCGCCGCAATGAGATGATGGCCTGTGTTAAAGGTCTGGAGCTTATCGCGGAAATGCGCGGTGACTGCGCCGTTTTCTACACCATCACCTGTCCGTCACGTTTCCATTCCACGCTAAATAACGGCAGGCCCAACCCAACCTGGACAAATGCGACGGTAAGACAAAGCAGTGATTATCTGGTCGGCATGTTTGCTGCATTTCGTAAGGCGATGCACAAAGCCGGATTGCGGTGGTATGGCGTGCGGGTGGCTGAGCCGCATCATGACGGTACAGTTCACTGGCACCTGTTGTGTTTTATGCGCAAAAAAGACCGCCGCACCATCACTGCATTACTGCGTAAGTTTGCCATCCGTGAAGACCGCGAGGAGCTGGGCAATAACACTGGGCCGCGCTTTAAGTCTGAGTTGATTAACCCGCGCAAAGGTACGCCAACAAGCTACATCGCGAAATACATCAGTAAGAACATTGACGGGCGTGGTCTGGCTGGCGAGATCAGCAAGGAAACGGGGAAATCCCTGCGTGATAATGCTGAATACGTTAATGCCTGGGCGTCTCTGCATCGTGTTCAGCAATTCCGCTTCTTTGGCATTCCGGGGCGTCAGGCTTACCGTGAACTGCGATTGCTGGCTGGTCAGGCGGCAAGGCAACAGGGGGACAAAAAAGCAGGTGCGCCGGTACTGGATAACCCGCGCCTTGATGCCATTCTGGCTGCTGCTGATGCTGGTTGTTTTGCCACCTACATCATGAAGCAGGGTGGCGTACTGGTTCCCCGCAAATATCACCTCATCAGAACTGCTTATGAAATCAACGAAGAGCCGACCGCCTATGGCGATCACGGCATTCGTATTTATGGCATCTGGTCACCTATTGCAGAGGGCAAGATCTGCACTCATGCCGTGAAGTGGAAAATGGTTCGTAAGGCCGTTGACGTTCAGGAGGCGGCAGCCGACCAGGGCGCTTGCGCCCCTTGGACTCGTGGCAATAACTGTCCCCTTGCTGAAAATTTGTACCAACAAGGGAAAGACAAATCAGCTGATGGGGATACCAGAACGGATATCACCCGTATGGATGACAAGGAGTTGCACGATTACCTGCACAGTATGAACAAAAAAGAACGCCGGGAACTGGCTGCAAGGTTACGCCTGGTGAAACCGAAACGGCGTAGAGACTACAAACAGCGAATTACAGACCATCAACGACAGCAGCTCGTCTATGAACTGAAGTCCAGAGGATTTGATGGCAGCGAGAAAGAGGTCGATTTACTCCTTCGCGGCGGCAGTATTCCGTCAGGAGCAGGCCTGCGTATCTTCTATCGGAACCAGCGTTTGCAGGAAGATGATAAGTGGCGGGATCTGTATTAATTACGCGGGTTAACAATTCGTGCTCTTAATAATACCAGGCATATCAGGCTGATGAACGTAAAAAAACGTTTTACATCAGTAAGATTATTATATACTGTAAATATAAACAGTGGTTATGTGTACAGTATTGCTTGTGGTGTCATAGGAGGAAAAATGCAGGACTATTTTTTGGAGTCTTTGAAGCTCCAGCGCATTGATTTTTTTCTTAAGCTTGTAGCGGCTAGTGAGTGTAGTGATGAAGAGAAGGGGCTGGCTCTGCAGTGGGTTTCTGAATTGACTGATGAACTCATGGCAAAAATCAGAAGCCACGAATACAACCGCTCAATGGATGTCATCAGCTGAGGTGACTTTTATGCGCATTGAAATAATGATCGATAAAGAGCAGAAAATTAGCCAGTCTACCCTGGACGCCCTTGAATCCGAGCTTTACCGCAATCTGCGCCCCCTGTATCCCAAAACGGTAATTCGTATCCGCAAAGGTAGCTCTAACGGTGTGGAACTGACCGGACTGCAACTGGACGAAGAAAGAAAACAAGTGATGAAAATTATGCAGAAGGTGTGGGAAGACGACAGCTGGCTGCATTAAGAAACGTTGCTGGCGTCTGAACTTGCTTCTGGCGTCAGCAAGGTTGAACAACGAGCTGTGCGAGGCGTTAGCCATCTGATCAAAAGACATCAAATATCATATTGTATATCGTGGTCAAACGCTGGAAACAATCATTCCCGGTCAGAGGGGCTTCTTTCAATGTCCAAAAGAGTGAGATAGAGGATACAGGATGGGAAGAGCTTATGATGATTGTTCTTGGATTGACTTGGAATATTTGATGTCCATTATCTAATGGACTTGGTCTTGATAGTTATCACGAAAGAGGAAGCCAACGTCATGTATTTGAAGAGTATCTCTTACCTTTTGATTAATTATTGTCCAAGTTTTTCAAAAGCTTCTTATCTGGCGGTCGATACATGATTTACTGTTGGATATGGTATTTAAAATTAATCTTTACACTGTGGTATATGCAGAATAGGATATTATCAATACAATCAAACCGTTTTCATACGGTTGTTAATATTGCAATGTTATAGGTAATGTCATGTATCTTTTCAAGTATTACCGTCCGGACTTCTTCTTCGAGAAAGCTATTCGTTATAATGAATTATATTTTTCCGCTCCTGCGCAATTGAATGATCCTAATGATCTCAATATAGATTATCGTTTTGATAATAAATTGAAATTATGGGATATTTTATTGCGTTCTCCTTGCGATAAATCCTATGAAAATTTGAGTCACATATTAGATTTGAGTAATTTGAAGATACATAAGGGATTGAATCGTATTTTTAGAGGAAAAAAAATAAAAAGTAGCATTGAGTCATTAGATAGCCTGTTTGACTCACACGTTGATGAGATACGTAAGATCATAAATGATGGTTTACTACCTATCAATGTGATTAATTCCGCTATTTATGGGAATATTCCTGAACCACGCCAATTTTTGGTCTCACTTTGCGAGAACAGTATCAAAGAAAGGTTGTATAGGAAAATAGTTCCTGCAGTATTCAGTGTGTCATTTTCAGCTAATGCGTTAGATCGTATGATGTGGGCGCATTATGCTGCAGGCTTTAGTGGTTGTGTTGTGATTTATGAAACGCAGGATTTTAATATTAATGGCGTGCCACATCCTGGAATGAAGCTAAGAGAAAATTTATTTTCATCAGATAAATTTAATTTTCCAGTTAAGCAAATAAAATATAGTAATCAGGCTAAAGAGGTTTCACTTCTAGACCCAAGCGCAAATGTTGCAGAGTTATTTTTAACTAAAAATAGATTTTGGAGATATGAAGCTGAATATCGAATGTTTATTCCAGAGGCAAATGCAGGAATAGGGAGTGAGCGGCATGTTCAAAGACGCGTAAATCGAAATATTGGACATATTTTTCATCATGATGCTAATGTTGTTAAAGGGATCATTTTTGGTCCTAGAATGTGTGAAATGAAAAAAGAAAGCATATGGAATTGTATCAAGTCAAATATGGAGAATTCAAATTCAACAATATGTTATTTTTTTGACTCTGAGTTATCAGCATCAGGAAAGATTACTATTTCAAAAGGGCAACGAGCGGAAAAAATGAAAAATTTCCCTTTGTTCAGGAACAAGTTAAGTCAGACGGAAATGGCTAAAGTTTTGAAGGAAATTGGCATTACGAACTAACCTAACAACAGTGCATGCCTATGCTGCCTGAATTTGCATGACCGTTTGAGGATCGTTTTTGCTAAGGCCCGCCAGAACTGGCGGGCTTTTGCGTGGATCAGGCACCTGCATGAAAACCACTACACAAAGCGGGCAGGCGTGGCGGGGATACGAGCGCGCGCTAACTCATAAATCCTAGATTATTAGTGGATTTATCTCATTGAAATGTGCACTATTCCCAGCATTGAGTTGTACCAGATGTCTTTATGGAGGGACTGTGGCTTTTGTAACTGATATTCGGCTTGAAGATAATGCTATTGCTGCACCTGCGACAGCACAGGTTATGGCTCAGAGGCTAGGATCTGTATTACGTAAGAGATATGAAGAATTCATCCATAAAAGAGAGTGTGCACCAGGCCAAGCAGACTATGATGTAAAAATGGCTAGCAGGGCTTTAGCTGCATTCACTATGTATCAGTTAGGATGTGTGGATGATAAGTATGCAGGGGAGTCTGTATGTGATAGTAGTGAAGATGGTGGTATAGATGGAATAGCAATCAACCATAACGAAAAAATCGTTGTTGTTGTTCAATCAAAATTTCACCAATCGGGAAACGGCACTTGGACAAGAGCCGATTTTATGTGTTTTAAGGATGCTTGTGAGAAGCTACAAAGTGAAAGATACGAATTATTTGATTCCATATTGCAAAATAAAAGCGGGGAAATAAGTGCGGCTTTAAGTAGTTTTGAATACAAGTTCATCTTTGCGATGGCGCATACAGGTAAAAAAGGTGCTGCAGAGGAAATATTAAATGATATGCGGGAATGGCAATATCAATTAAACGCTGCAGCTTTTACACCTGAGGATGAGCCTAAAGAGAACTGGGGATTTCAGGTTCATTTAATATCCTCTGAAGATATGATGCATTGGTTACAGAATGGCTCTCGAAATCAAATTGATCTTAACAGGGTTGAAATTGAGCGTTTTGGATTTTTGAATGAACCATATCAAGCTTTTTACGGGGCTATTAGTGGTGATCAAGTTGCAGAATGGTGGGAAGAGCATGGTGCTCGATTATTTACAAAAAACATAAGGAATATGCTTGGTAAAACAGAAGTGAATGAGGAAATAAAAAAGACAGCTATAGATAATCCTGATATGTTTTGGTTTTATAATAATGGGATTACTGTACTGGTTAAGGAAGTTGTTCCTCATAGACGAAACGCAGCTCCTAATATAGAGAGAGGGATTTTTGATTTTCGTGATGTAAGTGTCATTAATGGTGCACAAACAGTCAGTAGTATTGGCGCATGTAAAGATGCGCTTGGTGAAAACATATATAGACTCAAAGTGCCAGCTAGATTCATTGTTATAGATGATGATACTGATAATTTAACTGCAAATGCAATTACAAAAGCTAACAATTTCCAAAATAGAGTATTGGGAAGAGATTTTGCATCGCAGCAGGCAGATCAACATAGATTGGCAAGGGAGTTAGTGCTTGAAGGATATCAATATCAGTTACTAAGAACAGATGAAGATCATTCACAGACAAATACGAAAGTCATTGACTTGGATGAGGCGCTCAATGCACTCGCATGTTTAAGTAAAAATAATACGGTTGTATCGACACTAAAATCAAATCGCGGTAGGTTTTTTGAAAATTTTGAAGGCTCTCTATATAAAACTATTTTCAATCCAAGATTAAGTGGTTTAAAACTTATCAATACTGTTCTACATTTTAGAGTTATAGATAAGTTGATCGGTAAAACATTACTATCAGTAGATAAAACGACCCATAGTCGCAAGCATTTAATTATTACGCATGGTAATAGATACTATGCGTCTGTACTATTGAGCAACGTTTCTGGGATACATAATAGCTCAGAAATTCTTGTTCCAGATGAAAAAAATCTTTCCGAAGAATTAAGTGCATTAATTCAACGTGCTGAAGAGTACATTGAAGATAATTACCCGAATGCCTATCCGGCAAGATTTTTTGCAAATCCAACGAAAATACAAGAGTTATACGATAATGTTTAAACTAAAGGGAGGTTGCCTCCCTTTTTTTTAATTAGAAATGGTATTCTTGGAATTCAATAACACCTTCTTCTATGAAATTGTTTATTTCTTGTAATCTTTTTTGCAATGGCAATAATTCATTACGTACAAATACTTTACTCGCCTTCTCTACATCTCCAAAGCCCCCAACATTATTAGGCATTATCCCCATCATTTGCGGCGGCACACGGTGTGCCGCCATCATGTCGTCCCGACTCACGTTCTTGATATTCAGAAACTCATCCTTCGCCGCGACTTCTGACAACGGGATAATCTGAAGCCCGTCCTTTTTGCCGTTAGGAGAGTACATAAACAGGTTGCGGAAGTTGCCTGGCCCTTTGGCGCTTTTCATTGCGTTGCGGAGGTTGTTCACATCTTCTTGGTTCTGCGCGGCATCGGTCATGTACATGATGAAACCTGCATGGCTGCCGTTGATGTAATACTTACGGCGGAACAGTGTGGCGGACTCGTTGAGCAGGGCTGACGGGATGGCAGAAAGATAACCTGGCAGGCCGTAGATCTCCTGGTTGATGTCCGGTTCCATCAGATGAAAAATGCTGCCTTTCGTGAACTGATACGGCTGGGCTGTCATACCGTATTGCACAAACCAGTAGGTATCCAGGTCTAATCCGCGTCGGGTGTATTTTGCCAAAGCTGGCTCAAGGGCGATAACTTCACCAAAGCGGTTCGTGCGTTTCTCCAGGTAGGCGTTACCAAATACCAGATAGTCCTGCACAAAACGCGAAAAAGCCTGCTGGCTAAGCAGCGGATGAGGGATATAGGTACTGGTCAGAATGTTGCACTTTACTGCAATCGGGGAACTGTGATGCACGGCGGCGCGGAAGGTGCGCGCCAGTCCATTAAAGCTGACGGGCGGCTCATACCAGCGATCCATCTGTACGCATTCCACATAGTCCAGCAGTTCGCGGCGGTCCAGCACGGGGATGGGATCACCAAAGCTGAAAGCCTCAGCCGTTGGGCCGTTGCTTGGTTTTGTGTCGTGATCAACTGTTACCTGCTTGGTGTTTTTACGTTTGCTCATTCTGCCAGTTCCTTGCTAGCGAGAGGCCATTCGCACATAAACAGCATTTTCCAGTCCTCTTCTGATAATTCTTTTTTCATATCGTTCAGCCAGTTATCAGTAAACAACATTGCTCCAGATGCTGCTGCGTCATCTGCGGTGAACACCATGCTGGTTACGCTGTTGTTTCTGCATAGCTTTTTATATTCCTGCCGTGCCTCTGGGTTAGGGCTGGGAGTGGTGTAGTAGGTGGCGTGGTAGTGTGCGTGCATAGAAATCCCTTTAGCGATGGCAATCATATTTCTCGGTGATTCACTCCAGGCATACTCTGACACGTAAACATTTCCACTGAGTGCGGAGGTGAGACTGCTGAGGTCGGTAAAATAAATTACTGCACCATTCGGAAGCTCCAGATGACTTTTGCCTGATTTTATTTTTCCAGTGTGCGTATAAGCTGCGGCCTGGCTTAAGAATGCTGATACACAGGCTTTGATTGCCTGCGCAGATGCTGTGCTGCAGCAGAGGAAAATCTGGTTACGCCCGGTATGCAGTGCATCGTTCAGGGCTTCATAGGAAAAAAAGAAATCCGCGCCTGCCTGGCGCATTTTTGTGAGTACACGGTTTCTACTCTTTGGGCCAGTGTTCCACTCATACTGGTAAGCAAAGAAAAAGCTATCCACCGGAAGTCCCGCGATAGTCATGAGGTTAGTTGGGATTGGGGGCATCAAAAAATCTCCACAATATTGCTGGTATTGGCGGATTCGCCCTGCAGCGGTTCGTTAAACAGTGCGTGCATCGTTGCCCAGGCCAGATCGGCGTGGCTGGCTTCTTCGCTGCGGCTGGCTTCATAGGTTGGGCGGTTGCCGCTCGCGGTGGTGGCGCGACGGATTGCCATGAATGACTGCGCTATGTCGGTGTGTCCGGCGTCAAACTCCAGACGGCGGTGGCTGATAATGTCGTAGGCCTTGAGTACCAGGGCGTTTTTAACATTGGGGTTATAGACAAACTCCCGGACGGCTGGAAAAAACGCTTTCACGTTCTCGTAAACCCCGTGGCCGACACCTGTCGAGTCGATGCCGATGTAGGTCACGTTGTACTGCTCGGTCAGTTTTTTGATGGCGTCAGCCTGGGCGCGGAAGTCCATCCCACGCCACTGGTGACGCTCAAGAATGCGGAACTTACCACCAGGCACGGCTGGCGGTGCCACCACTACGCATCCGGCGCTGTCGCCGTTTTGCGTACCTTTTGCCGGGTCATAACCGATCCACACTTCGCGCCAGCCAAACGGGCGCAGAGCCAGTGCATGAAAGTCGGTCCAGACTTCCCAGCTGTCCACCATGCACGCCTGCAGCTCGCTGAGCGGGAACACGGACGCGAGATCGTCCACAAACTCGCACATCAGCAGGTTCTGGTATTCGTCCGGGCTGTACTCCATGCGCAACTGGTCAAGGTCGAACAGGTTACAGCCGCCGCGCACCGCATCTTCCACGGTGACTATCTGGCGGTATTGCCCGTCTGCGCACAGCAGGCCGGGGGCCAGATTGCTGTGGGACAGGTCGATGTCCACCTTGTCGGCCTTGTTGCGCCCACGGTTGAACAGCGCACCGGACCAGAACGGATAAGCACTGTGTGTCAGGCTGGATGGCGTGGAAAAATAGGTTTGTCGCCATTTTTTGTGAATAGCCATACCGGAAGCCACTTTGCGCAGCTCCTGGAATTTCGGTATCCAGAAATATTCATCCAGATACAGGTTGCCGTGATAACTCTGGGCCGTGCGGGCATTGGTGCCGAGGAAGTAAAGCGTGGCTCCGTTAGGAAGCACCATCGGATCGCCTTTCAGCTCCACCTCGACTTCTTTGGCGAAGTCTATGATGTACTGCTTAAAGACGTGAGCCTGTGCCTTACTGGCAGAAAGGAAAATCTGGTTACGTCCGGTAAGCAGGGCGTCAATCAGGGCTTCACGGGCAAAGTAAAAGGTCGCGCCGATCTGGCGTGACTTCAGCAGGTTGCGGATGCGGTTGGTTTTTCCGGCTTCCCACCAGTGGCGCTGGTAGTTGAACATGGAGGAATGGAAAATTTCTTCCAGCTTCTCAATCTGTTCATCGGTGAAAACATTCTTTTCCGGCTGACGGCGCGGGCCTTTGTTGCGGTTGGCGACGTTAGGGTTTAAGTCGGCTTCGTTACCGCCATTGTTAAACTTGCCGATCCGCGCGTGGCGCTCCGACTGGCGCGCCAGCAGGTCAATTTCTTTGAAATCTTTCCCTTCTTTGTGCTCCTTCATAATGAGCTGGCAGTAGCGTGCGGCGGTGGTGAGCTGCATCTGATCCAGCGGCCCATAGTCACCCCACTTGTCGCGTTTTTTCCAGCTGTGAACGGTTGCAACTTTCTCGCCCAGCATTTCAGCAATGCGGGCTACGCGGTATCCCTGAAAGTACAGCAGCATGGCCTGCCGACGGGGATCGAGATCTGCGGGTGTCAGTGTGGTGTTCATGGCACAAACCTACAGCCTTGAATGAAGGCTTTCCCCGCCTGCGGTTTGTGTGGTTGTCGGTACAAATACCGCGCATTGTTTCACTGCCCCCATCACCGCAACCATAAGGCTCCAGTAAGTTTTTTCTAACGGAGCACGGCTCATGACAGTGAAAGCAAAGCGTTTTCGCATCGGGGTGGAAGGTGCCACCACCGACGGACGCGAAATCCAGCGTGAATGGCTGGAACAGATGGCAGCCAGCTACAACCCGGCGGTGTATACCGCGCTGATTAACCTTGAGCACATCAAGTCTTATCTGCCGGACAGCACCTTTAACCGCTACGGCAAGGTGACGGCGCTGTTTGCTGAAGAAATCACGGAAGGTCCGCTGGCAGGCAAGATGGCGCTGTATGCCGACGTTGAGCCAACGGAGTCCCTGGTGGAACTGGTGAAAAAAGGCCAGAAATTATTCACCTCTATGGAAGTCAGCCCGAAGTTCGCTGATACGGGCAAAGCCTACCTGGTCGGCCTGGCTGCCACTGATGACCCTGCCAGTCTGGGCACTGAAATGCTGACATTCAGCGCCAGTGCAGCCCATAACCCGCTGGCAAACCGCAAGCAGAATCCTGCCAATCTCTTTACCGCTGCAGAGGAAACGGTGATCGAACTGGAAGAAATCCAGGATGACAAACCGTCCCTGTTTGCCCGTGTCACGGCGCTGTTCACCAAAAAAGAGCAGTCCGATGACGCCCGGTTCTCTGATGTGCATAAGGCCGTGGAGCTGGTCGCCACTGAGCAGCAGAACCTGAGCGCACGCACCGAAAAATCCCTGTCTGAGCAGGAAGAACGTCTGTCTGAGCTGGAGACTGCCCTGCAGGCACAGCAGACCGCCTTTAACGAACTGGTGAATAAGCTGAGTCATGAAGACAGCCGCCAGGACTACCGCCAGCGTGCAACAGGCGGTAACGCCCCCGCTGACACTCTGACCAATTGCTGATGGAGCACAAAACCTGATGAAGAAGAATACCCGCTTTGCTTTTAACGCTTACCTGCAGCAGCTGGCGCGTCTGAACGGTGTGGCAGTTGAAGAACTGTCCAGCAAGTTCACCGTGGAGCCGTCTGTGCAGCAGACGCTGGAAGACCAGATCCAGCAATCCGCCGCTTTCCTGACGCTGATTAACGTCACGCCAGTGACCGAGCAGTCTGGTCAGCTGCTGGGGCTGGGTGTTGGCAGCACCATTGCCGGAACCACTGATACCACCGCAAAAGAGCGTGAGCCTGTCGATCCGACGCTGATGGTCGATGTGGAATACAAATGCGAGCAGACCAACTTTGACACGGTGCTGACCTACGCGAAGCTGGACCTGTGGGCGAAGTTTCAGGATTTCCAGGTGCGTATTCGTGACGCGATCGTGAAACGTCAGGCACTGGACCGCATCATGATCGGCTTTAACGGCGTGAAGCGTGCGAAAACCTCAAACCGTAGCGAAAACCCGCTGCTGCAGGATGTGAATAAAGGCTGGCTGCAGAAAATCCGTGAAGATGCACCGGATCACGTCATGGGCAGCACCACCACGGGCGGTGAAACCACACCGGGTGCGGTGAAAGTCGGGAAAGGTGGCGAATATGCCAACCTGGACGCCGTGGTGATGGATGCCGTCAATGAGCTTATCGACGTGGTCTACCAGGACGATGACGATCTGGTGGTGATTTGCGGTCGTGAACTGTTGTCTGACAAGTATTTCCCACTGGTCAACAAAGAGCAGGAAAACAGTGAAAAACTGGCTGCCGATATGATCATCAGTCAGAAACGCATGGGTGGCCTGCAGGCGGTGCGTGCGCCGTTCTTCCCGCCGAATGCGCTGCTGATCACCCGTCTGGATAACCTGTCCATCTACTGGCAGGAAGATACCCGCCGCCGTTCAGTTATCGACAACCCGAAACGTGACCGGATTGAAAATTTTGAATCCGTTAACGAAGCCTATGTGGTTGAGGACTACCGCTGCGCCGCACTGGTGGAAAACATCCAGATTGGCGATTTCAGCGCCGCTGCAGCAGAAACCGGAGCGTAATCCATGAGCCTGAGTCCCGCACGGCAGCATCGCCTGCGCGTTCAGGCTGAACAGGCCGCCCGCGAGGGCGGCAGTGTTCGCCACGCATCGGGCTATGACCTGATGCTGCTGCAACTGGCGGAAGACCGCCGCCGTCTCAAGGGCGTTCAGTCCACGGTCAAAAAAGCGGAAATCAAGGTGGAGCTGCTGCCGAAGTACACCGCCTGGGCAGAGGGTGTCCTGGCTGCCGGAGGCGCTCAACAGGATGACGTGCTGATGTACGTGATGCTGTGGCGCATTGATGCCGGAGATTATGCCGGAGCGCTGGAGATCGGGCGTCATGCCCTGCGTCATGGCTGGGTGATGCCGCTGGGTAACCGCAACGTGCAGACCGTGCTGGCAGAGGAAATGGCAGACGCCGCGCAGAGCGCAATGCTTGCCGCCACCGGCTTTGATGCCGATCTGTTGCTGCAGACGCTGGAGCTGACAGACGGTCTGGATATGCCGGACCAGTCACGGGCGCGTCTGCATAAAGCGATTGGCGCTGTCCTGAGTGAAAGCAATCCGGCGTCCGCCCTTAATCATCTCAACCATGCGTTACAGCTCGATCCCCGCTGTGGCGTGAAAAAAGACAAACAGCAGCTGGAGCGCAGACTGCGCAATGACAGCCGCTGACAGAACGTGCCCCCGCGCACGGGCGGCACGGGGTGGCGAAAGGCACAGCCTCATCAAAACCCCGTCCACCGCCCTCTATTTCAGGAGAAAGCAGCATGAAGTTTGTTGCGCCAGAACAGGCACCGGAACAGGCGGAAATCATCAGAAATACGCCGTTCTGGCCTGATGTGGACCTGTCGGAGTTTCGCAGTGTCATGCGCACTGACGGCACGGTGACGCAGCCGCGTTTAAAGCAGGTTGCCCTGTCGGCAATTTCGGAGGTCAACGCAGAGCTGTATGAGTTTCGCAGACGCCAGCAGATGCTGGGGTATGCCTCGCTGGCAGAGGTTCCGGCGGAACAGCTGGACGGGAAAAGTGAGCGCATTCAGCACTATTTCAACGCGGTTTACTGCTGGGCACGCGCCATGCTCAACGAACGATACCAGGACTATGACGCCACGGCATCCGGTGTGAAGCGAGGCGAAGAACTGGCGGAAGCCAGCGGTGATTTGTGGCGTGACGCCCGCTGGGCCATCAGCCGGGTGCAGGATGCGCCGCACTGCACAGTGGAGCTTATCTGATGAAAGTGCGTGCGTATCAGTATGACACGGTGGACGCGCTTTGCTGGCGTCATTACGGGCGCACGCAGGGTGTCACGGAGCAGGTACTGAAGGCAAATCCGGGGCTTGCCGAATACGGCCCCTTTTTACCTCACGGGCTGCAGGTGGAGCTGCCGGACATACCGACCACCACCACCGTGCAGACCGTCCAGCTATGGGACTGAATTATGACGCTTGAGCGAATCAGCGCCTTTATCACGTATTGCATCGCCGTCGTGCTGGCCTGGCTGGGCGATTTGTCCATCAAGGATGCCTCAACGCTGGGCGGCCTGATGATTGGTGTGCTGATGCTGGCTATCAACTGGTACTACAAACACAAAGCCTACCAGCTTCTGCGCGACGGGCAGATCTCGCGGGAGGACTATGAATCCATCAATCGTTAAACGCTGCCTTGTCGGGGCCGTGCTGGCTATTGCTGCCACGCTGCCGGGTTTTCAGCAGCTTCACACCTCCGTGGAGGGGCTGAAACTGATTGCCGATTACGAAGGCTGTCGTCTGCAGCCGTATCAGTGCAGCGCGGGTGTCTGGACCGACGGCATTGGTAATACATCGGGCGTCATTCCCGGCAAAACAATCACGGAACGACAGGCAGCAGAAGGGCTGATCTCCAACGTGCTGCGTGTGGAGCGGGCACTGGAAAGGTGTGTGAAGCAACAGCCACCACAGAAGGTGTATGACGCTACGGTGTCGTTTGCCTTCAACGTGGGGACGGGCAATGCCTGTAGTTCCACGCTGGTGAAATTGCTCAATCAGCGGCGCTGGGCGGATGCGTGCCGACAGTTGCCGCGCTGGGTTTATGTAAAAGGTGTGTTTAATCAGGGGCTGGATAACCGCCGTGCGCGGGAGATGGCCTGGTGTTTACAGGGAGCAAACTGAAATGAAAAAGAAATTAATCAGCGGGCTGTTTCTGATGTTATGGATGGCGCTGTTAATCGCAGCAATGGTGTATCCGCAGGGGATCTTTCCGGTACTGGCAGCGTCCGGCGTTTGGGTAGCCTGTTTGCTGACATGGGCGGTAATTCCGGTAGCACTGGCTGCGTTAATTCAGAATGGCCCGCTCTGGCAGGAGTTAAGGGCATCTTTGCTGAAGACAATTACCCGAAAAGAAAACGTATTTATCTGTTGGGTGATGCGATTGCTGATTGTTGTAAGTCTCGCATGGACGGGGTGGGCTATTACCCTGGTCTTTTATCTACTGACCGTTATTGCCTTCTGGATCACCCGTAATCAGATGGCGCAACAGGTAGCAGCATGAACCGGTTGCTGCTGGTTGTGCTGGCGTTATTACTGGCGGCGCTGGGCTGGCAGACGTGGCGGCTGGCTGATGCCAGCCAGACCATCAGCACGCAGGCAAACGAGCTGCAGAGCAAAAGCCAGGCACTGGCAAAGAGCAACAGCCAGCTTATCAGCCTGTCCATTCTGACTGAAACCAATAACCGGGAGCAGGCGCGGCTCTATGCCGAAGCAGAACAGACCAGCGCACAGCTGAGACAACGACAACGCCGGATCGAGGAACTGAAACGTGAGAACGAGGATTTACGCCACTGGGCTGATACTCCTTTGCCTGCTGACATTATCCGGCTGCGGGAACGTCCGGCACTCACCGGAGGTGCAGCTTACCGTCAGTGGTTGTCCGCGAGTGACGCCGTGTCGGCTGGAGCAGGCAGCACCGCGCACTAACGGTGATCTGAATGCGTTGCTGGATGAAACGGAGGCCGCCTGGGCGGTCTGTGCAGACAAAGTGGACATGATTATTGCGTGTCAGGAGCGAAACAGTGAACAAACCACAATCCCTGCGCCACGCCCTCAATAAAGCGGTGCCTTATGTCCGCAATAACCCGGACAAACTGCATCTGTTTGTGGATAACGGTTCGCTGGTTGCCACGGGGGCCAGCTCCATGTCATGGGAGTACCATTATACCCTCAACGTGGTGATTGAGGATTTCAGCGGCGACCAGAATCTGCTGATGGCCCCGGTTTTGCTGTGGCTGAGGGATAACCAGCCCGATGCCATCAATAACCCGGCGTTACGGGAAAAGCTATTCACCTTTGAGGTGGATATTCTGCGCAACGATGTCTGTGATATCAGCCTGAACCTGCAACTGACGGAACGTGTGCTGGTCAGCACTGACGGCAGTGTGTCGAGCGTTGAAGCTATAGCGGAACCTGATGCACCTGAAGAAATGTGGACGGTGAAACGTGGCTGAACTGCAGAAGGTGGACGACTGGCTGAGTGCCTTGCTGGCGAATCTGGAACCAGCCTCGAGAAGCCGCATGATGCGCCAGCTGGCGCAGGAACTTCGCCGGACACAGCAGCAGAATATCAGGATGCAGCGCAACCCTGACGGCAGCAGCTATGAACCGCGACGGGTAACAGCACGCAGTAAAAAAGGCCGTATCAAACGTCAGATGTTTGCAAAGCTGCGCACCACAAAATACCTGAAAACTGCCGCCAGCACCGACTCTGCCAGCGTGCAGTTTGAAGGCAAGGTGCAGCGCATTGCCCGCGTTCACCATTACGGCCTGCGAGATCGCGTCAGTCGTAAGGGACCGGAGGTGCGTTACGCAGAGCGTCGCCTTCTGGGTGTAAATGATGATGTTGAGGCAATGACCCGCGACATGATTCTGCAATGGCTGGCGGGGTGATCTTTGTATCAGCACTGATACAAGTTGCAGCACTGCCGCCTTTCTTCCCCTGATGGCAACCTTTCCCTATGAACGCACAATTAACCGAAATCATGCGCCTTATCACCAACCTGATCCGCACAGGGGTAGTCACCGAAGTGGACAGGGAAAACTGGCTTTGCCGGGTGAAAACGGGCGAGCTTGAAACCAACTGGATCAGCTGGCTGACGCTGCGTGCCGGGAATGCCCGTACATGGTGGCGACCATCGGAAGGTGAGCAGGTGGTGCTGCTGAGTCTGGGCGGCAATCTGGAAACCGCCTTTGCGCTGCCCGCTGTCTATTCGAATCAGTTCGCACCACCGTCGACGTCGGCGGATGCCTGCGTGACAGAATATCCTGACGGTGGCTGGTTTGAATACGAACCCGCCACCGGGCGCTGGTATGTCAGGGGCATCAAATCAATGGTCATTGAGGCTGCTGACAACATCACCATGAAAACCAGTGAGTTTGTACTGGAGGCTGACCGCACGCGCATTAACAGCGAAGTGGTGATCAATGGTGGCGTTACCCAGGGCGGCGGAGCGATGAGTTCTAACGGGATCGTGGTTGATGCGCATCAGCATACTGGCGTCCTGAAAGGCGGCGATACAACCGGAGGCCCGGTATGACGCTTTATAGCGGGATGAACAATACCAGCGGCAAAGTCATTACTGATATTGATCATCTGCGCCAGTCGGTGCGGGACATTCTGCTGACACCGCAGGGTAGCCGTATTGCCCGCCGGGAATATGGTTCCCTGCTGTCTGCACTGATAGATCAGCCACAAAATCCGGCATTACGCCTGCAGGTCATGTCGGCTGTGTATGTTGCACTGAGTCGCTGGGAGCCACGGCTGACGCTGGATTCCATCACTATTAACAGCAATTTTGACGGTTCAATGGTGGTGGAGCTGACCGGACGGCGGAATAACGGTGTGCCTGTGTCCCTTTCAGTATCAACAGGAGCAGAGAATGGCAGTGATTGACCTTTCGCAGTTGCCTGCACCGCAGATTGTGGATGTGCCGGACTTTGAGACGCTGCTTGCCGAACGCAAGGCAGAATTTGTGGCGCTTCATCCGAAAGATGAGCAGGAAGCAGTGATCCGCACGCTGGAACTGGAATCTGAACCCGTCACCAAATTGTTGCAGGAGAACGCTTACCGTGAGTTGCTTCTGCGCCAGCGCATTAATGAAGCCGCGCAGGCGGTAATGGTGGCTTACGCGATGGGCGGCGATCTTGACCAGATCGCTGCCAACTACAACGTGAAACGCCTGACGGTGACGCCTGCTGATAATGACGCTGTGCCGCCCGTTGCAGCAGTGATGGAAAGCGATGAAGCGTTACGCCTGCGTGTGCCTGCAGCCTTTGAGGGGCTTTCAGTTGCGGGGCCAACTGCAGCTTATGAATTTCATGCCCGAAGCGCCGACGGTCGGGTGGCGGATGCCAGTGCAACCAGCCCGGCACCTGCAGAGGTGGTGCTGACTGTCCTTAGCCGCGAAGGCGATGGAACTGCAGAAAAAGACCTGCTGGACGTGGTGGAAAAAGCTCTGAACAGTGAGAACGTCCGCCCGGTGGCTGACCGTCTGACGGTTCGCAGCGCAGAAATCATCCCGTATCGCGTGGAAGCCACCATTTTTCTCTATCCGGGACCGGAAGCAGAGCCGGTAATGGCAGCGGCAAAAGCCAGCCTGCAGAAGTACATCGCCAGTCAGACGCGTCTTGGTCGGGATATTCGCCGTAGCGCCATCTTTGCCGCCCTGCATGTTGAGGGTGTGCAGCGTGTGGAGCTGGCTTCTCCTCTGGCGGATGTGGTCCTGAACAAAACACAGGCGGCATCATGTACGCAGTGGAGCGTAACCAACGGAGGAACGGATGAATAGTCTGCTGCCACCGGGTTCAACTTCACTGGAGCGCCGACTGGCGCAAACCTGTAGCGGGATTTCTGATCTGCAGGTGCCGCTGCGTGACTTGTGGAGTCCGGCTACCTGTCCGGTCAGCTTCCTGCCTTATCTCGCCTGGGCGTTCTCTGTGGATCGCTGGGACGAGGGCTGGACAGAAAGCGTCAAACGCCAGGTAGTGAAGGATGCTTTTTATATTCATCAGCATAAAGGAACCACCAGTGCCGTGCGGCGGGTGGTGGAACCGTTCGGATTCCTGATCCGCATTATTGAGTGGTGGCAGACCGGAGAAACACCGGGCACGTTTCGCCTGGATATCGGCGTGCAGGACCAGGGCATCACTGAAGATACCTATCTGGAACTTGAGCGGCTGATAAGCGATGCCAAACCATGTAGCCGTCACATGATCGGCATGTCCATCAATCTGCAGACCAGCGGTCCGCATTGGGTGGGGGCCGCCAGCTATCTTGGCGAAGAAATCACGATCTATCCGTATATCAACGAAACAATTATTTCTGGCGGCACCGCGCATGAAGGCGGGGCGGTCCATGTTATTGACACAATGAGAGTGAATCCATGAGCACAAAATTTTATACCCTGCTGACGGATATTGGCGCGGCGAAACTTGCCAGCGCCGCCGCGCTCGGTGTGCCGCTAAAAATTACCCATATGGCGGTCGGCGATGGCGGCGGAGTATTGCCAACGCCAGACTCAAAGCAGACTGCACTGGTAAATGAGAAACGCCGGGCTGCGCTGAATATGCTCTATATCGACCCGCAGAACAGCAGCCAGATTATTGCCGAACAGGTGATCCCTGAAAACGAGGGCGGTTGGTGGATACGTGAAGTGGGCTTGTTTGATGAGTCCGGGGCATTGATTGCCGTGGGCAACTGCCCGGAAAGCTATAAGCCGCAACTGGCTGAAGGTAGCGGGCGCACTCAGACCGTGCGCATGGTGCTGATTACCAGCAGCACGGACAATATCACCCTGAAAATCGACCCTGCCGTAGTGCTGGCAACCCGCAAGTATGTGGATGACAAGGCACTGGAGCTGAAGGTGTACGCGGATGATCAGATGGCAAAACATCTTGCCGCACCGGACCCGCATTCACAGTATGCACCCAAAGAAAGTCCGACGTTTACCGGGACACCCAAAGCGCCAACGCCAGCCGCAGGGAATAACACCACGCAGATTGCGACCACCGCGTTTGTTCAGGCGGCTCTGACGGCTCTTATTAATGGTGCGCCAGCCACGCTGGACACGCTGAAAGAAATAGCCGCAGCCATTAACAATGATCCGAAATTCAGTACCACCATTAACAATGCGCTGGCACTGAAAGCGCCGCTGTCGAGTCCGGCACTCACCGGAACGCCAACCGCACCTACTGCGGCACAGTCGGTCAACAATACACAGATTGCCACCACGGCATTTGTGAAATCGGCGATTGCGGCAATGGTGGGTTCTGCACCTGCGGCACTGGATACACTGAACGAACTGGCGGCAGCGCTGGGGAATGACCCGAACTTTGCCACGACAATGCTTAATGCGCTGGCAGGTAAACAACCGCTGGACAATACGCTGACTAATTTGAGTGGAAAGGATGTAGCTGGTCTTCTCACATACCTTGGTTTGGGAGAAGGTTCAGCATTACCTGTTGGTGCGCCTGTTCCGTGGCCTTCAGAGACACCTCCAACAGGCTGGCTGAAATGCAACGGGGCGGCTTTTTCTGCTGAAGAATACCCGGAACTGGCAAAGGCTTACCCGACAAATAAATTGCCTGATTTACGAGGTGAATTTATTCGTGGCTGGGATGATGGGCGCGGTATTGATACAGGACGTGCTTTATTGAGCCTTCAGGCTGGGATGCTGGAAAAGCACCGTCATATTGTTGTTGCCAATGATGGTTACGACACAAAAGATGAATGGGAACTGGCTACGATTTTCAAAAAGACATACACACAAGGACGGGGACTTGATGCCACAAATACAGGAGGGAGTCTGATCCCATCACCGACACTTCATTCACGAGGGAGTATCGGTAATACTGGCGGGAGTGAAACCCGTCCACGAAATATTGCATTTAACTTTATCGTGAGGGCTGCATAATGGATAACGCCGTATTAAATAGCGAGCTTATTGCCACGAAGGCGGGGAATATTACCGTCTATAACTATGATGGTGAAACTCGGGAATATATTTCCACTTCAAATGAATATCTTGCCATTGGTGTCGGTATCCCTGCATATTCCTGTTTAGATGCCCCTGGCACACATAAGGCGGGTTATGCTATCTGCCGTTCGATGGATTTAAATTCATGGGAATATGTGCCAGATCATCGCGGTGAAATCGTCTATAGCACCGAAACAGGAGAATCGAAAGAAATCACAGCTCCGGGTGATTATCCTGAAAATACAACCACTATCGCCCCGTTAACGCCATACGATAAATGGAATGGTGAGAAATGGGTGACAGATACCGAGGCACAGCACGGCGCAGCAGTAGATGCAGCAGAAGCACTGCGCCAGTCGCTGATTGATACTGCAATGGCCTCCATCAGTCTGATTCAACTGAAATTACAGGCCGGACGGAAGCTGACGCAGGCAGAAACAACCCGCCTTAACGCTGTGCTGGATTACATTGACGCGGTGACGGCAACAGATACCAGCACAGCGCCGGATGTCATCTGGCCTGAACTGCCGGAGGCGTAGGCCATTCAATATCTGGCGCACCGGAAGTATCGATCAGCTCCAGTGCGTCCAGATAATCCAGCCACAAATTATATTGCGCCAGTTCATCACCTTTCAGACGACCAATAGCGGCTTTACCGGGCCATTGCTTACTGTTCATGTATTCGTTGGCCTGGTTAATTAGTAGCTGTCTTTCTGATTCAGTAATTTCAATAAGCTCTTCATGAGTAGGTGGAGGAATATCTGCCCACGTAGGTAGTCCATCCTCTCCGGCAATACGGACTTTTCCTTGTGGCGGTTCAGCCATAAACTCACTGACAATATTTTGATTCACCTCCTTAGCATCTGATAAATCCCATCCTACTGATTTATATTTATCAATCATATCCACAGGGAAAAAAGCATTATGCCTGGCACTATAAACATATTCGTTCATATAAATCACCCTGAATAAAATTACTCACCAACAGCCCACCAACTGTAATGCATAGATACCGTGTCGCTGGTTGATGACGTTCTGTAAGCAGAATTAAAGCCGGTTAACGTAGGGCCTTCTGCAGTCATCACGAACCCTCGCCCAGCGCCTAAAGGCGCACCGCCATCACCAGAATGGGTAAGAATGGCGCAGTCCGCTTTTTTAGGGAAAGGGATAGGAAATGTAATCCTCATTGTTTGCGTCGATAATTTCGGCATAGCCTCACCTCGACCATATTGCAGAATTTTACCGTTGGGTAATTTCATCCATCCATCACCACTGGCAAAAGAAGCCATGTCCGGTATCTGATTTTCCCCTGTTCCCACACCCCGTTTCGCTGCTTCTCCCAAACC